AATTACATAAATTAGTGCATTTACAGAAAGAAATAAGATGTTTAGTAGAAAAAACACCTTGAATAATTTCATCAGGGTTTGCTTTAGTGAAACTAATTCCATCTAAAGTTTCTCCAATAATAGTTTCTTGTGTTGCGAAATCCCCAATACAAGAGAACATTAATTTATTTCCATAACTTTTAATTTCAATTTCACTAGAAAGATTATTCATATCTTTGACTATTTTTTGAAAATCAACAGATGGTAATGTTATAACGGAATCGAATGTAGTTGGTGGAACTACAATATTTTCTTCATCAATTTCCATAAGATTTAATTTATAATTAGTGACCGAATTTTTCTCACCATTTTCAATACAAATACCAAGAACACCTTGATTTTCACTTTCAACATATAAATTTAAAGTATCATCATTTCCGATAGTTCTAATTAATTTAAATAAATTAATCATATTAACACCAAGAACAATTGGTTGTTTACAATAATAAAATTCGAAGTCTTCTGCTTGAAGTCTAAGATGAACCAATACAGTATGTGTGGAATCCATTTTCATAATTTTCATACCAGTTTCGTCAAATTCCATATTTGCATCAGTTAAAATCTCCTTCAGAGCCTCGACTAATATACGGAATGCTGAACTTTGGACTGTTTTAACATCTAATAACTTGGTCATAACTTTAGTAGATATATATTTAATAATAGATTAATTACTTAATTACTTTAACGAATTATTATAATTGCTATTTTATTTATTTCTATTTATACTATATATTATAATGAGCAATTATAGCGAAATAAATAAGGTAGGAAGTTGTACAACTAATGGATATTTAACTGATAACTGTGGAATTAATTCTCAAAGTAAATATGAATTAATAAAACCAGAACCAGTCAAGTGTCAAAAATCCAATAAAAAATATTACTGTCATTATAAAACCACAGGTGAATTAGTTTGTACAACAGGAATTACAGATATCCACGATAATTTAAGAAATAAAAATATTGTAGATACAAATAAATCATATAAACAATCAGTAACAGGAAAATTAAATAGTCAATGTTTATATGATGCTTTCGGAAATTTAGTTTGTGATATTAACAGTAGATATTAATTATTAATAAAATTGAAAATCAATTTAAATAATTAGAGAATAATTTAAAATGATTTTATATTCAGAAGATAATAACGAGTCAGAATATGATAGACTTCATTTAGATGAAGAACTAGAGAAAAATTCATGTATCGTTATATTATATAATATTTTTCATACATTATCAGTAGCATTAAGTACAGTATTAATATTTAATAGTATTTTACTAAAATATCACAAATTTGATTATATTGAATTAAATGATAATCTATTACTCGGTTTTTTTGTAGTAGGTATATTCTATTTTATTCATTCTATATTATCACTATCTTCGTGTATGAAGAAACGATGTTTAAAGAGTAGATGTCTTTATTTGTATTATGTAATTTTTGTTTGTGAATGTTTATATTTTGGTAGTTTATATGGGTCTCATAAAGAATATTATAAAACAATAGAGATTAAAGTTTTTACACTTTCAATGGTTTGCTTTCATTTTGTTTATTTCGTTTTATTAACTTGTGTAAAATATTTGATGTAAATATCTTTTAAGAAAGTAAACTTGCGGATGGATTATTATCAAATTTTAGGAATTAGTTATGATTCTGATGCGGAGTCAATAAAGAAAAAATTTAGGAAATTATCCAAAATAAATCATCCCGATAAAGGTGGTGATGAAAAAAAATATCAACAAATTACTGAAGCATATACAGTACTTGGAGATCAAAAATCCAAGCAAAAGTATGATGATTTATTATTTAGTAAAGAAGATGAAACGGATGAAGAAGTAGAAAATCATAATGATCCATTTGAAAATGTAGTTAATCAATTTATGAAAAGTAATAGAAATTATATGAATTTAGATGATATTGAATCTGAACGAACTTCTTTTAATGAGGATAATATAAAAATCATAATTAAAGAATTATATAATAAAAATTGTTTAACGGTTGATATTTTAGATATTTTGAATGAAAATTTATCATTTGATATATCAAAAATAGTAAATCTTTGGAAAAAAATTTTAGAACAAGAAGAATTAGTGAAAATATCAAAGAAAATTTATAAAATAAGTGTAAATATATCAGAATTATTAGATCGTAGAAATAAAAAAGTTATGTTAAATGCTGTAAAAAAGTGTAATCAATGTAATGGATTAACATTATATAAATGTTCCGGGTGTTATTCAATATATAATAAAAAGCATAATCGTTGTTTATCGTGTAGAAATCAATTAAAGGCAGTTTATTGTATAGATTGTAAAGGGAAAGGATATATAAATAATTATATTAATGTAACAATACCATTATATAAAAGAGAATTAACTACAAATAATAATTTATCAATAAAAGTGGTTCCAAAGGAAGAAAATAATTTTTCAATAATAAATGATAATGATTTAAAAATAGATTATCAGATTAGTTTATCAGATTGTATATATGGAACAATAATCAAAATTAAATACTTTAAATCAAAGCAATTATCAATAAAAATTCCTGCGAAAATTCAATTAAATACACCATTTGTGGTAAAAAATTATGGTTTAATTGATAAAACTGGTAAAAAGAGAGGTAATTTGTTAATAAATTTAATAATAAAGTATCCAACAAATATAAATAGTTTAAATTTAAAAGAAATTCTTTCAAAAAACATTTAGAGATATCTAATTAATATAATAAAAATGAGTACATTTGGAAGATTATATAAAGTAACAACTTTTGGTGAATCTCATTGTCCCGCGGTTGGTGTGATAGTTGATGGTTGTCCTCCAAATTTAGAATTAACAGAAGATGATATTCAAAAACAATTAAATAGAAGAAGACCAGGACAGAGTAAAATCTCAACACCTCGTAATGAAGCAGATAAAGTAATCTTATTATCAGGTGTAGAAAGAGGAATTACTTTAGGAACACCAATTGGGGCAATGGTAAAAAATAGAGATATGAGACCAGAAGATTATAAATTTGATCGAAAGGATTATTTAGTTAGACCATCTCACGCTGATTTAACATATCATTTAAAATATGGAATTCATGCGTCAAGTGGCGGAGGTCGGTCAAGTGCGAGGGAAACAATAAGTAGAGTAATAGCAGGTACAATTGCTGAAAAATGGATGTATAAAAAATATAATATAGAAGTGATTGCTTGGGTAAGTTCTGTAGGAAACATAGATTTTAATATTTATGATAAAAAATATGGAAATTTATCAAAAACTTTGTCAAGAGATGATGTTGATAAAACAATAGTAAGATGTCCGGAAGAAAATATAGCAAAAGATATGATTTCATATATAGAGAAATTAAAAGATATAGGCGATTCAACTGGTGGAGTTGTAAGTTGTATTTGTAGAAATATACCAAGAGGTTTAGGAGAACCGTGTTTTGATAAAATGGAAGCAAAATTGGCACATGCGATGTTATCAATACCTGCGACAAAGGGTTTTGAAATTGGTTCAGGTTTTGGTGGTACAAAATTACGTGGTAGTGCTCATAATGATATTTTTATAAAAAAGGAAAATCATATTGGTACAATTACAAATAATAGTGGTGGAATTCAAGGAGGTATAAGTAATGGAGAGGATATTTATTTTAGAGTTGCATTTAAACCAACATCAACAATAAAAATATCTCAACAAACAACTGATTTAGATGGAAATAGTAGAATATTAAAAGCTCGTGGTCGTCATGATCCGTGTGTAGTTAATAGAGCAGTTCCAATTGTTGAGGCGATGGCTTCAATGGTAATTATGGATAATATTTTAATACAAAATATGAGAAAATAAAATATTATATAATATTATATAAATAAATAAAATGGCTATTGCAGGTATCTTAAAACACATTAACGCTTTTCTTAAGCCAGGATTTCTTCTTGATATGATGGTTAAAGCAATGATTCTTTATACAGTCTCTGTTTACATGAGTGAAGGAGTCGCAAGACTTTTTGACAATCTTCCATACTTTTCCGATGATGTAACTGGAACTGAAACTAGTGATAAAATCAAAAGATGGGTTCAAGTTCTCGTCCAAGTTGCAGTTTGTGCCCCAGTTGCTTTTCTTCTTAGAGCAGTTGTTGAATACCTCGGAAACAAATATGATTTATTAGATGAAGTTATGTCACCAAAATCCGCAGCAGGAGCATCTCTTATTGCAGGTATGGCATTTTTCTTAAGACAAAAAAAATTATCCAAAAGAATGGGAGAACTTAATTTAGGATTTGAATCTATTAATAAAGAATGGTAAATGATTTAAATATATAGTAATAAATAATAAATGAAATAATAAAATTGATTATAAATTAATTTTATTAAATCAATATGAATACCTCATTTACATTAAATCATACTGAGAAATATCATTTGGACGAAGAAGATAAATACGATGACGAAGAGAATCCAGTAAATAATTCAACAACATGGGATGTAATTAATAGTTATTTTCAACAAAATTTTGGTCAACAATTAATTAGTCATCAGATCGATTCATATGATAATTTTATAGAAAAGGATATTCCACAAATAATTGCGGAACATAATCCGATTACTGTAAATAAAATATTTACAGATAGTCGTTATTCGAAAGTTCAATATCAAATTAGTTTTGAAAAACCAAATATAAGTAATCCAATTACAATTGATAGTATTGGACGTGTAAAGAAATTATATCCCGATGAAGCACGTATTAGGCATTTAACTTATTCGATGCCGTTAAGTGTTTGTATGAAACAAACAGTAATTTATTATGATAATGATAATAATATAATAAAAAAAAGTAATACTTATGCGAATCGAATTGTTATTGGACATATTCCAATAATGCTTCGTTCGAAACATTGTTTAGTATCACGAAATAGTAAAAATTACAAACAGATAGGTGAATGTTGTTATGATTTAGGTGGTTATTTTATTATTAATGGTAGTGAAAAGGTAATTGTTTCACAAGAGAGAATGTGTGATAATAAGTTATATGTTTTTAAAATGAGACAAACAAAATATTCTCATATATGTGAATGTAGATCAAGTAAAAATATTAGTGATATTTATCATTTAATTCAGGTAAAGATTTTATCAAAAGATGGTGTAAGTGGAAAATGTATATTAAGAGTAAGAGTACCTCATTTACGTGAAGATATTCCAATTTTTATATTATTTCGTGCTTATGGATTTTTATCAGACAAAGAAATAATTTCTTATATTATGGGTGATAATATTGATACTGATTATAAAGAATTATTAAAGCCATCAATTATAGAAGCAAGTGATATTAATACTCAAGAAGAAGCTTTACAATATATTAATAATTACCTAACAATCAAATCAATTAATACTTTGGATATTTTAAATCGAAGTGTTTTACCCCATGTAGGAAATGAACCAAAAAATAAAGCATTTTTCTTAGGTTATATGATTAAATCTCTATTAGATAGTATTTTAGGAAAAACAAGTTTTTCAGATCGTGATCATTATGCTAATAAAAGAGTAGAATTACCAGGGACATTACTATCTCAAATTTTCCGTCGATTATATAATAAAATGTTAAAAGATTTAAAGGCATCAATTTACAAGGAAATAAGTACAAGTTGTGAAGCAAACATTACAAAATTAATTAAACATTCGACAATTGAAAATGGTTTTAAATTTTCATTAGCAACAGGTAATTGGAATATTAAAGCAGGTATTAATAAAAAAGTAGGTGTTGCCCAAGTTTTAAATCGTCTAACCTATTCTGCTACATTATCACATCTTCGTAGATTAAATACACCAATTGATAGATCAGGTAAATTAATTAAACCGAGACAATTACATAATACACATATTGGTATTTTATGTCCATCAGAAACACCAGAAGGTCAATCGGTTGGAATTGTAAAAAATTTAGCATTAACAGCAAATATTACAATAGGTTCATGTAAAGAACCAGTAAAACAGATTTTACTAGATAGTAATTTAATTTTATTAAAAGATTTAACTTTTGAAAAATTAGAGACAAAGACTAAAATTTTATTAAATGGAAATTGGTTAGGAATTCATGCGGAACCAATGAAATTAATAAAAAAATTAAAAAATTTACGAAGACATTTAAAAATAGATTATCATACATCTTTAGTTTTTGATACAAATAAGAATGAAATTATAATTAATACAGATAGTGGTCGTTGTAGTAGACCATTATATATTGTTGGTTCAAATAATGAAATGTTAGTAAAACAAAAACATTTAAATCTTTTAAAAACAGGAAAATGGACATGGAAACATTTAATTTTAAACGGATTAATTGAATTTATTGATGTAGAGGAAATGGAAACTTGTATGGTTGCGATGAATATTTCAGATTTAGATAATCAAGAAATTGCATATACTCATTGTGAAATTCATCCTAGTTTAATGTTAGGTATTTGTGCTTCAATGATTCCTTTTCCTGATCATAATCAATCTCCCCGTAATACTTATCAATCGGCTATGGGAAAACAGGCAATGGGAATTAATTGTACTAAATTTTTAAATAGAGTAGATACATTATCTCATTTCTTACATTATCCTCAAAAACCGATGGTAACAACACGTGTTTCAGAATTATTAAATTTAAATGAATTACCGGCTGGACAGAATGTGATTGTTGCTATTGCTTGTTATACAGGATATAATCAGGAAGATTCCTTAATAATGAATCAATCTTCAATTGATAGAGGGCTTTTTAATTCTACTTTTTTTAGAACTTATAGAACCGAAGAGCGAAAAAATCTATCAACAATGGCAGAAGAAAAGTTTTGTAGACCAGATAAGACAGAATGTTCGGGATTAAGACATGGATCATATGAAAATTTGGATAAAAATGGTCTTGTTAAAGTAGGAACTCAAGTAAATGGAGATGATGTTATTATTGGTAAAAAGACACCAATTATGAATATTCCATCTCGTTCAAAGAAACATTTGAGTTATAAAGATAATAGTATTTCTTTAAGATCAAATGAATCAGGTATTGTTGATAGAGTTATTTTAACTACGAATACAGATGGATATAGATTAGCGAAAGTAAGAGTTAGATCTAATCGTATTCCAGAAGTTGGTGATAAATTTAGTTCAAGGCATGGACAAAAAGGAACAATTGGTATGGTTTATCGATCGGAAGATATGCCATTTACAGAGGATGGAATTACACCAGATATTATTATTAATCCAGCCTGTATTCCAAGTCGTATGACAGTTGGTCAATTATTAGAATGTGCTTTGAGTAAGAGAGGTTCAATTGAAGGTAGAAGATATGATGGTACACCTTTTGAGAAACTTGATATTGATGAAATTTGTGATGAATTTAAGAAATATGGTTTTAATAGAAAAGGAACAGAAGTTCTTTATAATGGACAAACTGGTGAAAAAATTAAAACAGAAATTTTTATTGGACCGACATTTTATCAACGACTTAAACATATGGTCCGTGACAAGATCCATTGTTTGAAATTAGACCATGACGTTTTAACGATAGATGGTTGGAAAAACCACGAAACATTAAAAATGGAAGATAAAATAGCAACATTAAAAGATGGTCAATTAGTATATGAAAAACCATTAAATATATTTTATTATCCAGATTACAAAGGTAAAATGTATAGAATTAAAAATCAAAATATTGATTTGAATGTAACTGCTAATCATAGAATGTGGGTATCAAGAATATACAGTAGAAAACATATTTCGTTACCTCATGATTTTGAATTAGCTGAAGATATTGTTGGAAAACGTAGAAAATATTTAAAAAATGCGGAATGGAATTGTGATGATTATCAATTTGTTTTACCAGCAATTACTGATGGTAATAACAAATATCACGAAGAAAAAAGACCTGATATGGATTCGTGGATTACATTCTTTGGAATTTGGATTGCGGAAGGATGGGCTAATAAAGGAAAATGGACAACAACATTTGCTGTTAATAAACAGAGAGTAAAAGATGTATTATATGAAGCAGTAGAAAATATGGGATATCATTATCACGTATTAAATGAAAAATTACGAATTAATAATAGACAATTGACTGAATATATGGAAAAATTATCATTAGGTGCTCCAAATAAATATTTACCAGATTGGGTATGGAAATTAAGTAAAACACAATCTCAATTACTAATTCATTCAATGCAGTTGGGTGATGGTTGTTGGAATAAAAATACTACTGCTTCGCGATATTATACAAGTTCAGATAAATTAGCGAATCAATTTATGCAGTTATGTTTACATGCTGGTTGGAGTAGTAATAAATTGTTACATTCGAAGGCATATGCGAATAAAGTTATAATAAAAGGAAGAGAAGTTATTAATCAACATGATATATGGAATTGTAGTGTAATAAAAAGTAAAAATTGTCCAGAAGTAAATCATGGACATACAAAAGGGCAAAAAATTCAAGAAGAAGAATTATATGATTATGAAGGTCCAGTATATTGTGTAGAAGTTCCATCGGGTGTGTTTTATACAAGACGAAATGGTAAAGCATGTTGGACAGGAAATTCGAGATCGACGGGACCAGTTCAGAATTTAACGAGACAACCGGCTGAAGGTCGTAGTCGTGATGGTGGTTTAAGATTAGGAGAGATGGAGGTAGATTGTTTATTATCTCATGGAACAGCAGGTTTCTTAAAAGAACGTATTTTTGAGTGTTCTGATCAATATCATGCTTATATTTGTAATAAATGTGGTTTGATTGCTTGTGTAAATCCCCAAAAGAATATATATTTATGTAATTCTTGTGGAAATACAAATGATTTTTCTAAAGTAAATCTTCCTTTTGCTTCAAAACTACTATGGCAAGAATTATATAGTTTGGGTATTATTCCTCGGATCTTGACATAAATCTTGATTTTCTGGTAAGTTTTGAAAATATCTTTGAGCTCTTTCCTTTTTATTTAAATCATATGGAATTGGTCGGGGTGCTTCTATTATTGGTAAAAAATGAGATGATTCTCTAAAATCTGGTTCAATATTATCACGATATGGTGGATAAGGATCATTTTCATCATAAATAGCTACATAATCACTATCCAAACTATTACTACTATTACTAGAAGTCATTGGATTTCCATAAACATCTAATTCAGAATTATAATAATATACAATAGATGCAACAATTAGCATAATAAAAGCATACCAATCAGCAACTGTAATTGGAGATGCTGAAATTCCAGCAAGTTGTGGAAAACTTCCTAAATAAGAAGTGATTGGTGTTTTAAGTGTTCTAATAATAATAAATAATACAGCAGAACCTTCTTTAAGTATTAAAAACATCAAAATATTACTAATGGTACTAACAACATTAAATAACATAAACCATAATAATGCGTAATGACATTCATCACCTGGATTAGAATTAATACCTGTGAATTGACATTTAAATGCTTCTCCAAAATGTGTTCCAAAATTACTAAAAGTAAGATCTTTACTACTTGCAATGGATATTGGTAAACATAATATCCCAATAAATAATTGATATAGACAAATCCATGAATTAAACCAAGAAATATCCATATCAATTTCTTTTAATTTCATTTCTTTATAAACATATGAACCAGTGCCGGGAATTATGGACATTATATAAAGAAACATCCACCAACCAGGAATATTTATACTTGAATCCATAAAATTAGGAATAAA